CTTGAGCTATATCAACCAAAGACCTGGATTTAGAAACATATTCTTCTGTTATCCAACATTTATCACTTAATAGTGAATAAGCATACTCTGATATTTTTGGATTTGATAAAAATTGTTTTACAGATTCTCGTTGAGAATTATATTTAACACCATATTTACTCAACATAGTATTAACACGCTTATGCTCAATAGATTTTTTTATTTCATCTGATTGTTGCAATTTTGTGTTTGATACTGAGTTTGATATTTTCTCTTTTGTGCATATACATTTATTAGCAGGGCCACATCCAACCCATCCTTCAGAAATTCTAGATACATATCTTTTATTACCATTAGGACATATATTACTTTCATTATGTATGGCAGAATAGATCATTTCTGGATAATGGTCAGACTCAATTAAACTGTTCTCTAGTACCCAAGAATGTAATGCAATATCTTTTTTTATTATACCAGTATAATGTTTTGGTTTTTCATTAATTATTTGTAATATCTTATCTTTCATATTTTAGCAAACCAATATCCATGTCTTTTTGCCAGCATCATATAACCTACGATAGCCATTTAAACGCATTATATCTCTTTCTGAGAGATTCTCATCATAATATTGCATCTCTTTTAACGCACCTTTTCTAAACTTAAATCTATGATGTATTTTAGAACTATCTGGACTTAAATATTTATAATCAGCTTTATTATCCCTCTCTAATACAAATCCCAAAGTGGCATACATATTACCATTAGATATAGTATTATCTGAATAAGAATATATAAGTTTTGGCTTATGAACTTTTTTGAAATAATTTAAAAGTTTACTTGCCCCACCGATAACTCTCTTAGATGTAGCATACCGCACTAATTCATAAGAATCATCCCCACGATCTTTACCAATGCCTGATCTAGATTTATTGAAACACATTACCGCCACTAATTCTGATCCCTCATACAATCCATATTTTATAGCTGTTGATGTAAATCCTTGTATATGATTTTTATTTAAAAATTCAAAAACATCTGAATTAACAGGTTTAATAACAGTATTTCTAGCATATACTTTATTATCATTTTTAAATAATTTATTATATAATGTTTTTAACCAAACATCATTTATATCATGTGAAAATACACTTATCAACTGTATACCAATTTTATGAAAATGTGTATTCATTTTTACAAAATAATCATTATCAACAAATCTCTCATTTGTAAATTCAGGATGCCTTACGTGAATTGCAATATTCTTATCAGGTATATAATAATCCACTATATACGAATCATGTTTAGAATACTGTTGAACATTATCTAACGTAGATAAAAAATCTTTTAGTATAATTGTATTTCGATTAACACATAGATAATTTTCTATATCACCAGATATTATATAAAAAATAAAATCACTACCACTATCTAAAGTAGAATATGATTTAGCTATATTTTTGTCAAACTCTGCATAAAAAGTATAATCCGATTTGACTTCAATGACATAATTTTTAATAATTACATCTGGATGATATGAGTGAGTATTGCCTTCAAATTCATAAGCAAAACTATATTTTGAAAATATAAAATCATCTTCATGATAATATACCAACGCTTTATCTAAAAATCTATCCTCATATCCTTGAATACGTATTATTTTACCAGAAGGCAATATATAATCTCTTGCTAGATATGCAGATCTTAACTTTTTTTCATGTACGCCTGGAATTTGAGAGATATTATAAACATGTTCGCCATACTTTTCCTTTAAATGCTGCTTATGTCTTTCTTGAATACTTTTATCTAAAAATACATTTTTAACTCCATATCTAGACATATTAGTATTCTCTAATGTTTTAACTGTCTTTGCATAATGCATTACATTTTCAACACCATATTTTTGTATGTTAGATTTGAGCATATGTTTATAAATTACATCACTCTGTAATGCATGTTCTACCCCATGATTCTTTAACATGGTTTGCTTTGATTTTTCTCTTGATTTAATAGAGTTAAATATGCCTTTACATTTAGTAGAACAATATTCAGACCAAGTACCATCCTTTCTAGTAACAACCTTATTATTACAAGTTATATTTGCACATTTTGGTTTGTCTTTATTTTGCTGTTCTCTTTTTAAAGTTTCGCTTATACTATTATTTTTTCTATTAATATTATAGCATGAATTACATTCTTTAGATTTATATCCATTAGTAACATTGTTAAATAATAATTTAGTGCCACATTTACATGTTAATGGTGTACTATATCCATGGCAATATAACCAAAAATTCTCACCTATATTTTTAGTATTAGAATAAGATGTTTTTATATCGTTAAATAATTGTGGATTTTTTGCTTTTAATATACGAAAATATGCATTTGGATTTTTCTTTATAAATTCATATAAATCTTCTCTAGAATCAAATTGCAGTGCATCTGTCATAAAATATAATCATTAATGGTAATTAAACTATAATACACTTTTATTTAACGAAAGTCAAAAAAAAGACCCCAAGGTTGGGGTCTTTTTAGAAGATCAATTAGATTTTATTAAAAAATCAATAGAACTTTAGGGTAGCGCTGTCGATGCCGACCTTTGATAAGAAGTCCGATGCATTACCAAAGCTGTTCGCTGTGTTGGTAAGCTCTAAATAACCATAACGGGTCATAAAGCTAACTACCGGCTCAAATGTTTGTGGGTCCATTACTGGGCCAACGCTCATTAGAGGAATATATGGGCAGTAGTAAGCTGCAGCATCAGTTTCTGTTGGCCCCTTGTATCCAATTAGAACTGCCTCACCATCGCTAGCATATTGGTCAACATAAACGCGCATTGTGCTGTTTAATGTGCCGACAAACTTGGTGTTGGTAGGAGCTTCGAAGGTGCCTTCAGTTGTGCGAGCAAAGCTTGATGTGGTAGCTGTTTGTAGAATTGTTAGAGCGGTTGGTGAAACAACGGCCCAGTTAGCAGCGCCACGGCGTGTGCGAGCAGCAATTAGGTTAGCTTGTTGGTTGATCATAACAGCTAGAGCAGCCATTTCATCACCAACGTATGTAGCTGTACCACTTACGGCAGCTTGGTTGAAAGTTGTTGGAGCGACGGGGATTAGGCTACGTAGTTTGAATAGCATTTCCTGGTCGATTTCAACAGTGATTTCTTGAGCAAGAGCTTGCATGATTTCGGCTGCGATATCGATACCGTGAATAGCGTTAGCGTCTTGTGCAGCTTCAAATGTCCAACGGGCTGATAGCTTACGTGTCTTAGCTTCAACTGTTTCCTTTAGAATTTGAATGCTTAGTTTGTTTCCTGGTACGCCTTCTAGACGAGCAGTTGAGGCTGCGCCTGGGTCAGCAACGACCTCATTACCTGAGTATGCCTTAGCAATCTCAAATGGGCCTAGTGCTTCAGTACCGGCTGTAACACCAGCAGCTGTATTAGCGTAACGAGTACGTAGTGTATGGATCTGGCCGACTGGACCGGTCATAGGCTGAACACCCATGATTTCGTTCGCAATTACGGTAGGCATAACACGACGGATTAGAGGTAGCATAACCTTGTTTAGAACGGCGATGTTACCGGCTTGTGTGGCGCCTGCGGTGGCCGATTCAGCTAGATACTTACGAGTGTTTTCAAACACTACGTCCATACTCTGGCGACGGGTTCCCTTTAGGCCCTCTAGTAAGGCTTCTTTTGTAGCAGCCCAGTTTGATTCGAATAGCTTTGATGCCATTGTAGTTTCTCCTAATTTTTACTTTTTGATGCCAGCCCAAGCTAGTATTTTGCTTAGCTCGGCTGAATCTGTCTCATCAACTTGAGCGACCACCGCTCTATCACCTGTCTTAGCAGACAATGTAGACTCATTCAACTTAGTCTTTACCGACTCTGGTTTACGAACTTCTGTCTCATTTAGAACACTTGGTAGATATTTGTTATATGCTACCTGTAGGTTCTTTGTCTGAACTGATTCAAGTAATTCTTTCATCACTAGCTTTTTATCTTTTGATAGTGGAGCTAGTAATTCTCCCATTACTTTTTGTCTTTCGACTAAATCCTGGGATGCCTTTAGTTTTGTGTCCATACTTTCCATGATAGTTTTAGCTTTAACAACTTTATCAGCTAGTTTAGCTATTTCCTGTTCTTTGGATTCTAGGACTTTTTGCATTTTTCTTAATTCAGTACCTTCATTCATATATGAAGACATGAATTCTGCTGCAACGCTTTCAAAAATCTTACGACCAAATTCATTTTCACGAGCGATCTTGATATCATCTTTGAATTGTGACATTTCTGTACGTAGTGTCTTTTCAATGGTTGATTCAACCAATTTAGCAGCACGTTGTATAAACTGTGTCTTTGTTTCTTGTAACTTTCGTTTACCTTCTGTGACCATTTTGACTTTTTGCTCTACTAGAGCTTTCTTGTCAGAACGGAATTCACGAATTTCTTCAGCAAGCTGTTTTAAAAGGAAATTCTCCAACTTTGTGAAGTTTTCATTCATAGCGCGCTTATCATTACGAAACTCTTTCATTTCTTTTGCTACAATCTCTGTAACAAAACGGTTTAGTAATTTTGTGTGTTCAACAATCTTGGACTTATAGGCAATACGTTCTTGAACTAATTGCTTTTTATCCTGTGCGAATTCTTCGAGTTCGACGCGAACTTTATCTGTTAAGAAACGATCAATTGATTCAGCAAAAACTGCTTTGTCATGTTCAAATTTACGAGCAAACTCTTCACGGAGTGTTGCTGCAACTTCTTCACGCGCTTCTGCTATTTTAGCTTCCCAAAGTCCGATGATTTGGGTTTTTGTTTCTTCAGTCAATCCGACGCTTTCGCTCAAGACCTCATCTATTTTCTTTGCCATCTTGAGTTCTCCTTAGATTTTTAACTCTTGAATAAATCTCTGAATGTCTTTTGCTAACTGTATATGTGCTTTGGCTTCACTTAATGATTCCCTAGCGGTTTCCATTATTCGTGATCCACCTTTCATGTTATAAAGACTTTCATATATTGTCCTAGGAAATGCATTTGGTGCGCTTGGTTGTGCCACTATATCAACAGTAACTATTTCAAAGTCGCTAACTTTACCACCATCATCTACATTGCCAGAACCACGGCTAGATACTCCCAACTTTGCACCAGACTGAAGCAAAGTCTTTACAATGTTACCCATTGGTGTAGGAACTATCTTTAGTTTGCCGTATCCATCACTACCATCTATCCACATTTCTGTAATTAGATGGCTTACCCTGTCTAAATTTATAGAGAGTTCTTCCGGGTGGTCCAACTCTCCAAATATTGAGTCACCAGATGAAAGTTTAGTAGAAATCTGATTTACAGCTTTCATTATTTCTCTAACTGGGTAGACTCTTTGATTATGATTCTTAACATCGCCCTGAATAAAAATACCTTTCATATATAAGTCTTTATTACCATTAGGTGAAGATTCTTCAAAAATCTGCACCTTGGCATCATTAAAAGATTTATATTCAAATAATTTATTTGGGGTAGACATTATCTATAATCCTTAATCGCGTGGATTCTTTGTTAATGGTGAACGTGTATTGCCTTCACCAGCAGCCTTGCCACCTGTATACTTAGCAGTAGTATCAGCCTTTACTGAAGACTTCTTAGGTGTTTCACCAACATTATCTGATGGGGTGTCATCTTTAGCTGAGTCACCATGATACTTGCCGTATTCTCCACCTGTACCCTTGCCGAAGTCTACTGGTTTGCCACCGTAATCTTTCTTGCTTGGGGGTGAAGTAAATGTAGACTTAGTTTGCTCAGCACCAAGTTTTGAATGTGTCCCAGCACCGACTAGCTTGGCTACACCACTTTGGCCAGTGTCAGCTACTTTGTTTAGAAACTTTGTTTCTTCATCTGAGCGCTTGTGGCCAGCCTTTAGTTCTTTCTTAGCTTGCTTGGCTACTGGAAGTTTCTTATCCTTCTTCTTCTCGTACATACCTTCTTCAACATCTGGGTCATAACCTTCTTCTGTTGCAGATAACTCATCGGCCATATCAGCGTCATCCATGTCTTCTAAATCGCCCATGTCATCGTCAGAATCGACTGGCATATCTTCAAATTCGTCATCGGAAACCTCACCAGCAATACGCTCAAACTCAGCACGTAATGCCTCTAATTCAGCTTCTAAGTCGTCAATACGATCTTCAACGGCCTCATTTCCACCAACATCATCGTGATGGTCACCGTCATCAGAGTCGCCCATGTCTTCGGCTTCACCATCATTAATTTCATCTGAATCAATATCATCCATATCTGATGATATTTCATCAGTGAAGTCAGCGGTCTCTTCGCCACCTACAGCTTCATCTAGATCTTCTTCAACATCTTCATCAGATATTGACTCTAGTTCTTCTTCTTCTACAATGCTCTCGTAAATGCCGCGAGCCTTCTCGACAATTACTTGATGTAGTAGTTCAGTTGCGCGGTCTGAATCTTCTTGTAACAGAAGTTCCAATGCTTGTTCAAGCTTTTTACGATGTGACATTATAAATCTCCTTGATAGTTCAATAGTTTGCCATTGATATAAATGGTCCTATTTTTATTTACTATTTGTAGAGATTTTTAGGCATGAAATGACACAAAAAACGCACTTTTTTGCGTTTTTTGTTTGTGTATTATTATTTAGTTAGAATTTTATTAAGATAAACACCATATTTAAGATTAAAGTGGTGGTTGTGCTTCAGTACTTTGACCATACATATCAGGTAAAAATTCTAAATGCTGGACTTTTTCATACCGTTCAGCATCACGGGCTTTACGTAATTTTTGTAAATGTGTCATCGTTAGCCGTGGTCTACGTGTATCATCAAGCTGTGCCTGACCAAGTAAATCATCAGCGGGTGAATAAAATTCTACTAATAAATCTTTTGCTTTCACAATTATAATCCTATAGTTTATTTATATTTATCAGGATAGTATTAAGCTAGGTAACATATGAAACTATAGGTATTAATATATCTACGATATATTAAGTAAGTGTAAATTCGTAAACTATATTACCGCAATCCCAAATCCTTCTATATTTAGAATTGTACATATTTTGAACTTCTGACATTTTACTATCAAATTCTGGCAGTAAATCTTTTAATTTATGCTTCATAAATCTAGAGCGATGATGTAATATATTATTTTTTATATAAAAGTAGCATGGGTCAGACACACGCAACTTAGTAAACCCAGTAGATTCATATAACTTACCATTACTCCATCTACGGTTAGCATATGATACTATTTTACCTTTATTTTCTTTAGAAAAGTGTTTTAATATTTTTGAAAACCCACCAACAACTGTTATATCTAACTTATTACAATATCTTAATATCTCATAATCTGATTGAGAATATCTCGGGGTTCCAATTACCATAAGCGCTAATGTTTCATTAGTTGTATTATCGACTAATGCATAATAATACTTACCATTAACATGCCCTTGCATATGATTTTTATCACAAAAAGTTTTTGCAGACTTAGTAGTTATCTCAGTTACAATGGTATTTCGTGCATAAACTTTAGATGATTTACCTAATTTATTTTTAATTACTGATTTCCATACATCACGCTTTTCATCCCATTCATTTTCAAATATATGCAATAATTGAATACCATTTTCCTCACATATTGAAGTTTTTTCAAGATGACGTTTTTTAGTAGAGATATCATTTTCTATATCACCAGAAGAATGTGAATATAAACCATCGAAATCAATGGCTATATTTTTATTTTCTACTAATATATCTACCTTTATATTATCAACAGTTGCATTAACTGTTACTGTTTCTTCTAACGATTCTATAAATTGTTTAATTTCATTTAAACATTTAATATATTTTGATTCTATATCTATGTGATTTATAGATTCATCTATGGTATATAAATTATTAAATTGACTCTTTCTCATGCTTATAGCAGCAGATTCTCTACCGCATGAATAACACCCATATCCACCAAATAGGTTTTTAGGGGTTATCTCAAAATCACCATGCTTTCTACATGTAACAATTGTTTTTACATCATATTTTTTATATTCTGATTTTGTGTAATCATACTTATCACCATGTATAGATTTACACTTTTCTATAAACTGCTCAGTAGTATAAGTATTCTTATTTGCACATATAGGACATCCATGGCCACTCATATGATCTTGCGGAAATTGTAAAAATTCACCATGCAATTTACACGCAACTTTTACTTTTTCATTCGATGAAACATAAACTGTATTTGTATAATCAAATAGATCACCATGCACAGCTACAGATTTTTGAATAAATGTTTTAGTATCTATTCGCTGTGATTCTCTAAAACATTTTGTACAACCAGATCCACGTAAATGTAATAATGGTGTTTGTAAAAAATCACCATGCGCACTGCATGTTATTATTACTGGCTCATTAGTCTTAGTATATAAAACCTTACCATATGAATAACGTTCGCCGTGTAATTGTATTGCTTTTTCTATAAATTTTTCAGTTTTAGTTTTCATAATAATCCTTACATTTTTCAGTAAGGATTATTATATCCTTACTGTTCACCGGCCGGTGGGCCTGCCTCTGGCGCTGCTGGTATTTCTTGACCGGGTTGTTCTGCCCCCACCTCTGCCCCAAACTCATCGCCCATGTTATCGATCCCTGAACTGGTAATGCCAACATCAGATAATCCTGCAGGCGATGACATTGCAGTCGATTGTGGAATTTGCTTAGTGAGCCTTGATCTTTCTTCTTTCCACATGCGTTCATTTTCGGCAAGTTCACCTTCAGTCCAACCAAGATACCGTTTAAGAATAAACCTTTTAGAAACATATGGTATATCAGTTAGAGCCTGAAACGTATTTATTTTAGCAGAATCTAACTCTAATTGTCTATATTCAGAGAATGATTGTGGTTCTATGAATTCAAGTTGAAATAAACTATTATCAATAGATATACCACGACGTTTCATGAACAATTTGAATTCTAAATCTAATGGTTCTATGATCTGTTGTTGATATCTAGAAATAACTTTAGAAAATCTAAACTCTTGAATAAATGCCGTTCCAACTCTACCATCACTTACTGCAGCAGTTCCGTCCTCTGGACCCGTTGGTAGATAACTACTAGGAACACCCAATGCCCTCATCATCTTATTGTTGAAATATCTTAAATCATCAATATCGCCTAGATTCTCACCGCCTGGGAGTACTTCAACTTTTGATCCTCTCCCATCTGAAGTTACCGCAAAGAAATAGTCTTCAAGTATAGACATTGGATTATATGTAGAATCAACAACATTATCACCACCACCAGATCTACTAGGTATTCTTTTTTGTTGTACTTCATACTTAACTCTTTCTAAGTACTGCTGGGCTTTAACTGGTGGTGTATTACCAACATCAATAAAGAACATTCTACGTTCTGGTGCACGGTGTACTCTATAGATAAGAATAGCATCTTCTAATAAACTTTTCTGTTTGTATACTTTAAAAATTTGTTCTAATATACTAAGACCAAATGGCCATGCGGCAGTCATGCCATCAGTTAACGATAATTGCACTATGTGCTCTGCATCAACCGCAATTGCGCCACTATCTTGATAATTTGCCGATCCGGCCGCACCATATCCACCAGATACATAATTTACATTGCCCATCATTGGTGGAGAAAATATAATACTATTTGATCCAAATGCCTCATTTGACAGTTTATTTAATTGATTAGTAGCAACCAAATTCTTAACATTAAGGTCTACGTTCTTTATAAAATAGCTTTCTATTTTTTTACCTTCACTCTCATTTACTATTACTTTCTCAACCTTAGATGGGTCAACCCAATATAACTCAAATGTCTGTGGGTCTCTAATGAAAAATTGATCTCCATAAACTAAAGTAGATCTAAACATTCTCCATATTCTCTTACTAAGTTTATTCAACCTAACCCACTGAGATAATGTCTTTTCTATAATCTGCACTTCAGATTGTGTTGGATCATCATTATA